AATTTTGAATTGTTGGAAGAAATTGTAAAGACAGATAACAAACAGCGTTATTCTTTCAATGATAACATGACATTAATTCGTGCTAATCAAGGACATTCTATTCCTGTAGATGTAGAATTAGAAGAGAAGTGTCCACCGGAATTCTTGTATCATGGAACTGGTGAGAAGTATATCGAATCAATTGATAAGATTGGATTAATTCCAAAGAGTAGGTTGTATGTTCATCTCTCAAAAGATATAACTACAGCAGAACAGGTTGGTAAAAGACATGGAAAAGAAATTGTATATCAAGTAAACGCAGGTCAAATGTATAAAGATGGGTATAAATTTTTCTTGTCTGTAAATAATGTTTGGCTTACTAAAGAAGTACCTGTAAAATATTTGGATAGATAAAATTGTTTTCATGAGGAATATATTATGGAAATAGATAAAATTAAAATACATCCAATCGAGATGTGTAGCGAAATGGCTTGCTGTATTGCTTATTGTATAGGAGCAACATATGATAACGTAGAAGAAATTGCTAATCAAATTCCAGAAGATATGGTTTTTGAGTGTATAGATATGATAAGAGATAAGATTAAAGATAACGAAACAGACATTTCAAAAGGAGAAAAATAAAAATATGAATAAGATAACAAAAATTTGTCCTAAATGCGGAAAAGAATACGCAGAAAGACCGGCAATTTCCAGAATTGATAATTCTGAAATTTGTCCAGAATGCGGAGCATTAGAAGCACTTAATGCGGCAGGATATAGTAAAGAAGAGAAAGAAGAAGGAATGAAACTTGTTCGTGAGAGTTTGGAGAAAGCAAAGGAGTAAATGGTAAATTGATTTGCTATTACATGTTGACAATACACACTAGAGTGTGTATTATATATGTATAAGGAGGGATAATTACTATTGAAACAAAGGGATTTAGTTAAGAAACTTGAAGATAATGGGTTTGTTTTTGAAAGACATGGTGGGAACCATGATATTTATAGAAGAGGGAATGATATAGAAAAAGTTCCAAGACACAAAGAAATAAATGAAATGTTGGCAAAAATGATAATAAGAAAATGGAATTTGTAGAAAGGAGTAAATGATTATGAAACAGTCTTATCCTACTTTTATATATGACACAAGGGATGGTTCAGAACATTCATTCCTTGTGTATGTTCCTGATATGGATATTTTTACCGAAGGTAACGATATTACAGATGCAATTGAAATGGCAAGAGATGCTATTGGTGTAGCTGGAATATCAATGGAAGATAGCAATGAAAAGTTACCTAACCCGTCAACGAAATCAGAAGCTATTGAAATGGCTAAAAAAAATAGTGATATTGTTGATTTTTCACATGGAATTCTAACATATGTTGATATTGATTTCTCTTATTATCGAAGACAAAATGATATGACAACTGTTAGAAGAAATGTGTCATTACCAAATTGGTTAAATTGTGCAGCTGAAAAAGCAGGTGTAAATGTGTCAAATGTTTTGCAAGAAGCATTAATAAGCACATTAAAATTAGAAAGAAGGATGTAATATCAGCCGTCAATGAGAAATCATTGGCGGTATTTTTATGCAAACATTTGTTTGCTATTCGTTAAGAAATGTGATACACTCTGTCATATGGGGAAAGAAAGGGGAAAATATGTTAATTCGGATACAGACACAAATTCAGAAAATGGAAGAAGTAGAAGTAAAGCGAAAGGAAGAATTACAAATAACAGAAGATAATCGGAATTATTATGCGGATGTTACTTTTACAAGCAAGAAAACCGCATATGACTATCTGAGTCTTATGGCGCGAAAGGGAATTAATGTTGCAGAAGATTGTATAAGTTTAGCATATGGATATTCTGTTATGGTGGATAATGCAATTGAATATGTAAAGAGCAAAGAGTATGGCGATTATATCTCTGTTAAAAGTAGGGAGACATGGATACAGATATGGAAAGAGAAATAGGAAATTGTATAAACAAACCGGTTGAGTATGAGTTTACAGATCAGGATATAGTAAATGAATATAAAACGGTTGGAGATAAAAAGAAAGTAGCTGCAATATATAAATTACCTGTGGCGCAGGTAACAGAAATATTAAAGAAAAATAAATAATGTATAAAGTATGGAAGCAGAATTGATCTGCTTCTTTTTTATTGGAAGAAAGAGAGAATATATGAGATATAAGAATGGAAATCCGAAGAAGTGTTCGAGATTTATTTGCTTACATTGTTTACAGGAAAATTTTGTAGTAGATGGATTACAGAGGAGACATCAAAGACCGAATAATCACATTAAAGACATATGGTGTGCTAATAAAATTTGTTCAGAAAAATACTCTACGACTAAAAATTTAGAAGTCAGATTTTGTGATGACTTTGAAGAAAAAATGGTTATTGCACGTCGGATCAGAAGTAAATATTATCCAACAGAGAACATAAATAGCAGAAAGGTAGGTTAAATATGGCAAAAGAAAATAATAAAAATGATTCTACTCAATTGTTGGTAGATTTATTTGAAAGAATAAAAAGGATATCTGATTATGGATATAATGAATTTTCAAAGAAAGAAAAGAACGAAGCATTTTGTCAAATATTTGGAATTTGTGAATCTTTTTTAATCACATTAAGAAATACTGAAAGGTAGGTTGATCAGAATGTACAAAGATGAAGTTCAGAAGAGAAATGAAGAAAATTTACAGCGAAGATTTGAGCAAGATAGTGTTCCACAGTTTATTCAGAAGTATTTTATCAATTTGGAAAGCAAATCAAGTTGCATCACATATTGGGCTACAATTAAACAGTTATTGAACTGGTCGATTGAAAAGAAACTGATTAAAAAGGATAGTATTTCAGAAATTGAACCGGAAGACTTCCTGGAGATTGAGGCTGAAGATGTGACGATGTATTTAAGAGAAAGAGAAACAAACGGCATCGCTCCAACGACGCTTGGAACAGAAAAGAATCGAATTAGTAGTTTCTGGGAGTATTTAGTAAGAAGTAGAAAATGTCCAGTTGATTATAATATTGTAAGAAGTGTATCATACAGAGGCGTGTCAACTGGTAATGGATTATTTAAGAAGCTACCAACCAATTCACAAATGGATTCTATGGAACAGAAATTAGCCAATAGAAAAGACGACTTTTGGCGCATTAGAAACTTAGCAATCTTCTATACATTAAAATGGACTGGGATAAGAGAAATTGAGTGTGCCGGATTGGATTTAGGAGATATTCATCTCGATAATGATATGCCATATATCAGTGTAATTGGTAAAGGAGATTATAGGGAAATTGAAAAGAAGGATGTTTTTCTAACCGACAGTGCAGCAAAGAAATTAAGTGAATGGATCGTACTTAGAGCAAGTATGAATTCTGATAACGAAGCTTTGTTTTTAACTAAGAAAGGGAGCCGTGTTACCGAAAGTGCTATTAAAGAGTTATTTAAGTATAACGGAAATGGAATTACACCACATATGATGAGACATTGGTATGCGACATTTCTAGGAACAACCGGTAATATTGCATTTGCACAGCAACAGTTACGACATACATCCATGACAACGACAGTTAACAATTACTCAAATGGTGCCGTTGGTATGAAAGAGATGTTAAAGGGGTTATAAATATAATAAGAAGAGACGGTACATTATTTTGTACCGTCTTCTTTATTGTTTGGATGTATTAATTTATTAAATTCTGGATCGTCGGATGTAAATAAATCGTTTGGAGTACACTGCAATGCAACACATAATTTTTCAAGCGTTTCAAAATAAATTCTATTTGTACCACCACTATATAAATTATTTACAGCTTTATATCCTATTTCCAATTTTTTGGCTAATTGAAAGCGATTTATATCTCGTTGATCCATCAAATTTTTGATATCTAATTGTAGCATAACAATAGTCCTCCGAAGAATTATCCTTAACACCATATATACTAACATGGATAGAAGAAAAAATAAACATGTTTTAAGAATTAATTCTTGACAACTATCCTTAAGGGGTATATACTTTAAACCATAGAAAGAGAAATAAAACAAAGGCAATTTACATACTAAGAGAGAGGAGAGAGATACATATGGATCTGAAGAGATATGATATTATCACAGCAGAAATTAAATATGAACACGGATCAGTTCAAACTAAGAAACGTCCATATGTGATCGTAAGCAACGCAATTGGCACACGTCATTCAAATATAATTACTGTTATGCCTTTGACTTCAAAAATTAAAAAGACAGATATGCCTGTACATGGTTGCCTGGAAGCCGATGGAGAAAACGGTCTGAATTTATTTTCTATGGTTCTTGGAGAACAGCCATTTACAATATCAAAAGACGAAGTGATTGGAAAGATTGGTTCAGTTACTTCTCAGTCTGAAAGAAATATGATTAATAAAGTTTGCTTCAATTCATATTTCTACGGAGAGGACATCAATTGGAAGGAGGTCTTGGCGTAATGTACGTTAGCAAAGAGACGGCAAAAAAAATGATTGACGAAGCTCAGGGACTTATATGGATTGATACGATTGATACTGTTACATACGTTCACACGAAACCAGCAAGAATTAATAAAACGGAAAGCAAACGAATTATCCATAATGCTTCAGGTATTAATTATGAAGACAACGATTTCTTTTCACGGATTTCGTTATGTGGGGTGGACGGTGTACCAGAGTCGTTAATTCATAATTTATCATTCCCTCAAGTGAGATTGGAATGATAATGGTGACATCAAACAAAAAACAGAACGCAGACACGAACAGACGTTCGGAAAACTATTGACAAATAAGAACATTTGTTCTATCATTATTCTTGCAAACAAGAAAACAGCCAGTGCTACAAACGGGACGGCAATCCCTCGCACTAGCTGTTTTCAAACAGAATCATATAACAAACAGGTTGCTATACGACAATTTCATTTTACATATTTTATTCAACATTGTCAATCACTTGGCAATTATTGGTAATTTTATTTTTTATAATATTTTTCATAATTACAGTTCGTAAGGCAATCCAACACAATCAAAACTGAATATTGAAATTAATTTTCTTATTTTTACGAAATAAGTGTATTTTTTACAGTCAAAAATTTTTTGTCTTTCATACTTATTTTGGAACATAAATAGGTCTATTAAATTTACCCAAATTCAGTAGAGAATACAGTGGGGAAGAAAGGAAGTGGTAAAAATTGCGGTATATGATCAAAAATAAGAGAAATACATATATCCGTTTGGATGAGAATGGACGGTTTGTATCGTGTTCAGAAAAATTAAAAGGGACTTTTGAGTATAGTAAAGCTTGCAATATTGTACAAGCACTGCCTAAACAACTCAAAAAGATGGGATTTTACGTGGAAGCAATTCCAGATATTCCAGAGCCAAAACCGAAAGTACAGCCGAAAGTGATTGAGAATACCGGATATGAGCCGTCGGATAATGTAACAAGATGGGTTGGGAAAATCGGTGCTGCTAGAGAAATCCTTCAGGAAGCGATTGATAGAGAACCTGAACTTACAAAAGAGTTAAGTACGGTTGATAAAGAGAGATCGGATATTCTTCATGAGATTGAGTTTACGGAATCGTTCCACATGT